AATAGTTGGTCAGAGGTACTCAAAGTATCTATACTTGCTAACTGATTAATGGTTGTCATAAATTTTAACATTCTAATTTAGTTGAATTTGATATTTCTAAATCTTCATTATTAGGAGCATTTAAAAATACCTCTCTATTATTGCCATTACCTGCACCTGCAGGCGTGAAATAATCACGTTGCATTGGCACAGGCTTAACAAGTTTATTTAATGCTTGATTGTATGCTTGCCTAGCACTTACCTTAGTTTCGGTTGAGACAATTTTGCCAAAACTAGGAGCTAATCGTATAGCTAAATTTAAGTAAACTGCTTCATTCATAAAATCAGGGATACCACTATCTTGATTTATATTACTAGTGTTAATATTAGATAAATTATACCCTATATTAACTCCTGTACTATTCCACAAAGCAAGCATTGCATCAAGTTTGTTTAATGCTATCTCGAACTGCTCGGGCATCATGTCATAAGCATAACTTGATAACCCCAGCTCGTTAAAAGCATAACTTATTAGTTGTTGCTTTGTCCAACTCATAACAAATCATCGCTACTAATTGTTGCAACAGCTTCTACTTTTTTGCTTTTAGTTTTTTTATCAACATCAACACTTAAACTATCTAAATGTAACTTAAGTAAGTTTAATCCCCAACCAGATGATAAATAACCGTCCACCGCTTCATCACTAGCTAGAACATATTGGTATTTAATATAGCCAATTGCAGGCTCATAATGCAAATTTGCACCACCTAGCTTATAAAGCATTGTGTAATTACTCATATTAATATCTCCTATTGATTAATGCCAAAGCATTGAAACTTTTTTTGCCTTAGCCTTAGCTTTAGTTTTAGTTTTAGAAATTGCACCAGTCTTAGCTTTAGTTTTAGGCATTGCTACTACTGACACTACTGCAACTTTTTTAGATGGAGCTTTAGCCATTGGCTTCTTATCCATTTTTTTATTAGCCATAAATTACCTTTTAAAAATTATGCACCTAAAACCACATTCCATAGACCACTTGCAACACATTCAAATAAGCACCCCTTACCTGCACCTACTGCAAACCCAGCATTGGCAGAGCCTGTACCTATGATTTGCCCTGTTTGTGGATATATTGTTGTGCTATTTGCTGTAGCATTAAAAACTGTTACCCTTTTACCAACAGTGCCATTTGGCAACAAGCAACTATCCCCAGCAGTTGCCACAGTAATTACTCTATTGATATTGCCTGTTAATGGTGTTGCACCGCTTTGACCGCCACCTGCTTTAGCAACTAACCCTGTAGCAACTGCATGCGGGTTATTTATTAATGTGGGCTGTGTACCATAATCATATTCAATGTCTCCGCCACTACTTGCTTCAATTCGTAAATTTGTTGCAACACTATAAGTTGTGTAACTAGTGCCACCTATAATACTGGTAACTAATGATAATGTATTACCTTGAGTACTACTTGGAGCAGGCGAGGATATTTGATAAACTTTAGTTTCTCCACCGCAAAAAGAACCAATAACTAAAGATTGTCCAGCAGATAAACTAATATCTACTGTGCCTAATCGTGCTAAAAATGCCATATAATAAATCCTTTTAAACTTGATTAAATAAAATTATGCCGTTCATCTCAGGCTGTAAATTTACTACACCGAAGAAAACGTCCCAACGTATCAATGTATTCATTGTTCTCACGTCATATTGCTTCTGCATGGTTAACTGTATTCCGCCTTGTTCTGTTTGGCCTTGATGTATTGCGGCACCTGCATCGGTTGGCGGAATATGTCGCCCAGGTATTAATTCTATACTGTTTTCTACCCAAAACGGGTTTACTTGTGTTGTCGCCGTGTTTAAAAATGTAACCACTGCACCGTTTGCAGGCGTTGCAGATACATTTTGATAAGCTAACTCTGCACTAGAACCGCCTTGACCGCTGATTAAAGGAGGACTTATTGTGTAAGTACCGCTACCGCCTGTAGTGCCTGACACCTGTGCGATAATTCTATGTGTTTTTAATTGTCTTGTGTCTTGTTTAGTAATATGATGTACTGCATTAACACCTGCAATAGTAAAACAATCACCAGCTTTAACAATACCACTAGTAACTGATAACACAATGTTTTGGAAGCGGTTATCTTTTGGAGATGTTTCACCCGTAATAGCTGTAGACATTGCAGAAGGTACATAATATTGATTAGCACCGTTAATAGTTACACCACTAGCCGTACTAGCTAACAATAATGCACTATAATCTAATTTATATGTATCAAACCCTGCAACCATGCCAACAGATGACCTTTCGTAAGCATCTGCAGGCTTACCTGTCATTGTTTGACGACTAGCTAAATTACCAGCCATCGAATTATAATCACGGCTATTTAAAGCTAATTTTCTACCAATACTATTAATTCCTTGTTCGTTCATAATGCTATCAGCTAATGCAACATCATCATAACCAGTAGCACCAGCTGTACGTTTAACCACTAAAGATGCTTGATTGCATATTACATTCGTTACCGCTAAGTTTATATCGCTAGCTAATTTTTGCCCAACTGCCTCGCCTAGTCGTTTTTCTTGTAGTGCATCTCTATATTCCAAAGAAGTCATTAAAAAAGCACAATGTCTTTGGTAGCCGATTGTTGCAGGCACCGACAATTGCGTTGCACCATTAAAATTAGCAGTTGCATCAGTGCCAGAATAACTTTGTGCCACATAAGGCATCGGTCTATTTACTGTGTTATTAGCTCGTTCTGCCCTTGTATCATTTATTGTATATTTCTTAACCAATTTAGACATAACTAAGTTATCGGTAAATTCCTCAAGAATTTCTTCGTAAGCCGTTAAGTCTTCCTTTACAAAAGAATTTGACATTTTTTTATTTTCCTTTTAAAGATTTTTTATATTTAATAAGTTCAGAATAATCACCCGTACTTCCTGCTTTAGCTCGTAACTGTTCCAACTTTTTATCTGGACTTAATGCCGACACATTAGCCGTAGCATTTACTTTACGTTCTGCAGGTGGCACTGGCTTTGTTTTTTTCATATTTACTTTTACCTCATGTTTAGCAATTTCAACCGCAAATTTTACAGGGTCGGTAATTTTAGCCAAATCTTCAGCCAAATCTTCATCTCGACCTAAAGCATAAACGAGCTTAGCAGGGTCTTTAGCATAAAGAACCATTATATTCTGTTGCTGTGTATCAAAAATACTTTTTACAATCTCTTCCGCCTCATCAAATTTTGATTTATCAATATTTAACTTAGTAATATTGTTGTTATATTCTTGTATCTTAGCATTAAACTCTGCTTGCTGTTGTTCTATTTTTTGCTTATGGGTTTGCTTAACATTTTCTACTTTTTGTTTTTGATTATGCCAACTGTCTAAAGCATTTTCGTAAGCATCATCGTCATAATCAAAATCAGACAATCTAGGCTTTGGAGGCAATTCTATTTCTGCTTTTACAGTGCTAGTATTGCTCTCATATTCCTTTAGCTTTTTTTGAAGTTCACGATTTTGCTTTCTTAAATTTTTAACCCACGATGGAGCTTTCGCCTCCTCTTGGCTTACATCTTCTTCTACAGCTTGAGCTTCCTCTTCTTCAGCGTCAATAATAGCATCTTCTGCAATCATCTCTTCTTGAATATCTTCAAAATCTGTATTATCATTTGTAAAATCTTCTTCGTTTTCAATTGTCATAATAAACACCTTCTCGTTGTTGTGCCACGGCTGGCAATGGTGCATCTGCTGGAATTTGCTCAGCATTTGCGGTTAATTTTTGATTTTGTAAATACTGCAGAACTTCATTTACTGCGTTAATTTGTGCATTTACATTATTATTATCTACTTCTATTATAGTTTTAGCGGTTTCTGCTTTTATCTTTTCAGTATCTGCTAATATTTTTTGTGTTGTTGCTAAATCTTTTGCACTAGCTGTTTTAGTTTGTTCAGTTACTGCTTGTAAGTATTCTGCCTGAGGGTCTGGGCTTTGACTTTGCATCTCCACAGATAATTTAGCCTGCTCTTCTTCTGTTGGTTCTACAACACCCATTTTTACTAGCACTTGTCTAAAGTACTTACGTGCTTCTTCTAATCCTTCGCCTTCCATGTTCATTAATATTAAGT